TCATTTTGATTGTATTGTGTAAATGTTTGATAAGCACCCGACATCCAAAACCACTCTTCTATATTTATGTAGTAATTTGTTGATGTCCATGACATGCTACTAGCATTTTGTCCGGGTGCATTTACACCTGGTCCATCATTTAAAATATTTATAGATATAACAGCTCCAGGGAATATAGGTCCAGGTCCTTTAAGTGCTGAGTGACCTCCATAAGTACTAGGATTATAAGGAGGATTATATATAAAATTATTAGCAGATCCAAGATTAGAAGGTAATCCATAATTACCAGCAGGTTGACTAGGAGTGCCTTTAAGATTTCCATTACCCCTAACATTAAATACAAATTTATCTCCAATACTATAACCAGATGAAGCCGTAAATGCTATACTAATAGATGTACCAGCGGCACTTAATAATGTATTTGATGTTGTTATAGGTAATGTAGCTACCCAAGTTGGATTAGAAGGATTAACACCTATAGTCCATCTAAATGTAGTAGGAGTTAATATCTCTATAGTAAATCTAGAATCACCTGCTCCTGCATTTGTAAGGGCATTAACATTTACAGTTGGACCTGTATTTTGAATTGTGTTATCACCGGTAGATGAATAATACACAACAGGACATACAAAAGATGAATTATTTTGTACAACCGCTGGTGTGCTATTATTGCCTGAATTGCCGTCAGGGCCTCTACCGCTTCCTAAGAAACCATAACTAGATTGAACTTGTGCGTTTAAAAAAGTATCAGCAGCTGTGGCTTTAATCTTAAAATATAAACCTTCAAGTGCATTAGATCCAAGAATAAAATTTGCCGTTTTATATTCAAGCTCAAGTACTTTAAACTGCTTATTTGAATGAGTAGGACCATTATCAAACGTCTTGAATATGATATAGTCATTAACTACAATCTTATCACGATCAGCCTCATTAATTAAGAAATATCTATAGTTACCATCCTTTATGAATGTTCTTGGGAATATATTATAATAATCACCTTTTATTTGTTTAACAAATATTCTATAATTAGTTGCCCAGCATGGAGCTGGACTATTTATAGTCATAGTAAGACTATTTGCTGTGTCAGATGCAATAGGTGGAATATATACACTATTGGTAGTATTGTTACTAGTATTAGTATTATTTGCTGTTAGTACAGTCGTCATACGTCCGTAGTCATCAGCGTATGCAATACCAACTTCGTAGTCACGATCACTTCTAAATGTTTGAGCAGGTGTGCCTGATGTTATAGTTTTAGAGCTATAACCTAGTTTATAGTTGATATTAATAAACTCATTATCACATGAGGTAATATCTCTAAACTGAGTATAATTTCCATAGATCAATCGGTTACCAACAATCTCTTGCGCTGAAGCCAATAATGGAACGTTGTCAAATAAACGAGTCGTCTGATCAGCCGGTAGAGCTGCATACGTCTTATTATTCATGAATGTAAAACCATAAGAGGCGTTATTTGATATATTCAGTTCATCTTTATTAAATGAGTCTACAATCCGAACGTTTAATCCACTTGTGTCTCTTACAAGCAATTGTATCTCTTTAACAAACTGATTACCAGTCTCAAACTCTAAGTTTATCTGATTATATATGTTTACCATTCCCTTATTTTCACCAGTCTCTATGTCAATAGAAAATTGCTTAGGGTGAAAACATACGGCTGAGTATGGAGACATAGCACTATACTCGTTATCAACATACTTAAATCGATAACTGAAGTACAAGAACTTCTGCTCAATATTATTTGGCCTAAGGTCTACAGTGTTAGTATTTGATAATCTAATATAAGGAGCGCTTAATGGCGGTCTAAGTACAACATTAATATCATCACTAATCTTTGGATCACTAATGTTATATGTCTTACATCTGCTGATATTTATACGTCTTGGTGGATTATAACCATCCGTCCAAAACAATAGACTGCCGTTCTCATTATAGACGTAGTTAACTCCGGTGATAATATATCTACCATTGAAGTTAAGTTGTCCGGTAGTACTACCTAATACTAATACAGTATCTCCTGTTAGCTCGTTGTACTCAAATATACCATCAAAATTATCCGATGTAACAAACCAATATATTAAGTTCATAGCTTCATATGGTAGAGCTCCAATAACAATTGGGTTTGATATTGAACTTAAACCACGAGCTGCAAGTATATCGTTTATATAAGCAATTCTTTCATTACCATAAGGATTCTGAGCAGCTCCGATAGTTGAACCCTCGGATGTATTAACAGTAACGTTTACAGCATCCAAATATTCCCCATCAGCAACAAGACGTTTGTCCACGTCTTTATTCATCCTACCGGATAAAAACTTTTTTTCTATTTCAGCCATAGTTATTTAATCCATTTATCCTTGCCTCTAAGACTCATAAGAAGTCTAGCAGGATGTAGGTTACTTAATCTAATCTTTGTATTTCTAAGTGAAGCTGTCTTCTCTTTCTTAACTCTATTTACAATGTACTCTTGTACACCATATTTATTGCTTAACAATGCCCACTTAAGGTAGTTGTATATATACTCCTCAGCTAACTTGTTTATAGTAATTAAGCTGTCATCTCCGTTCTCCATTCCGTCTGAAATGTATTCCAAAACGATGAATGAGTTCTTAACGCCTGATGAAAAATCAATTACACCGGCTGCTTTGTTGATTGTGAACTTAGGGTTTGAGTTCGCGTAGGATGGGTCCATCCCATAACGTGCACCAACGTTGTAACCAAAATACCAATTACCGTCATAGTTCCATCCGTATGATCCATTGTATGGTCCTGTACCAGTGTAGAGTTGTTGTTCTTGGTTTAATATGTCAAGCTTTGATTGACCAACTACTACATTACCATTTGAATCAAAGATAATATCTCCTTGATTGTCTTGTAGGTATGCGGTAGCAGACATCACAGATCTATTCTCAGTTAGTTGTAATAGAACACCTCCACGAAGCATTGAGATTCTTACATAGTTAATGTAGTCAGGTGGCATAACTAACTTTAAGTTGTCACCCATCTCAAACTCAAGTACCTTAATATTTCTTAATGCGTCATAGTTTAACTCTTGAACTGCTCTCTTGGCATGAAACAATATTGTCCAGCGGTCAACATTATTAACTAACTTATCATTCCCTACATACATAAGGATAAAGTTATTTACAATGTCAGCCAAGCTTACATACTGATACGATCCCCAGTTAGCATCTTCAGGAATATTTCCATTATTTGTGTAGTACTGATAATTACTAATGTAAGCCATCTATTATTGTTTTTGTTGTGCGTCTTGTACCTCTTCACTTTTTGCAGCTTGTGCTACATCTGCTTCTCTAATTTGAACACCTGAATAATATAAAATCTTTACGACCAAATTAGCAAAGTCGCTGTTTGGTAGTTCAAAGTCTTGATACCCTGATGCAGATGCACTAAATACAGGTTCACCATTACTAATTTGGTTGTATGTCCAGTTAGGATCTTTTGGATACCTTATGTACTGAGCAGTAATTACATTTCCTGTAATTGTAGTTGGATATACTATAATGCTATCATTTGGAAAACTAATATTTAATCCATCTGATAAAGTATATACAGGATATGATTTAGTTGGAGCAGTAAGATTTGAATTAATCAAATAGTTTATTTTCCTATGACTTACTTTCTCGACCTCAATACTATTATTATAAAGTATTTTATCTAAGAAATAGTAATCTATTGGAGCTAAATAATGTGAGTATGTACCATCGTAAGCTAATGCAGCTCTAACAGAAAAAGAGTCAATTACTTCACCAATGTTTTTTGGGATGTCAGTATACCCCTCTCCATGCATACGAGCGTTCTGCTTATTGATCGCGTTGCTATACAAGAAAGTATAATTCTCAAATATATCTAACTGAGCTTGCTTGGCATATAGATTGAACTCCATAGGAGTTATATAGCCTCTATTCTCTTTGTTTAGTATGGATAAAACGATATTTCGAACATCATTAATCATGTGTCTGCTTTTTACAAAGATAAATAAAAAAAGGCACTTCGATTAAAAAGTGCCTTCTCAGTAGTAGGGTGTATACTATTATGCCACAGTAACCAAACTAACAGCTTGAGGAACAGTTGCAACATATGTCACATTTGTCCAAGATGTTTGCAATGCGTCATTGATTGCATTTTGAATAGCAGTACGCATACTGAAAGCAACTTGAGCTGCATGAGTCAATGTAACTACTTTTCCACCTGTATAAGTGATTGTAGTTGTAGTAGCAGTTCCGCTATTGTTTGCAGAACCTAGTCCTGATGCAACTAAAATAACATTATCAGCTGAAATTAATTGGTTTGGTTGACTAGTAACCGGGATACTAATAAATTTTTCCATGTCTAAAAAATTAATGGGTTTATAAAGTACAAATATACTAATTATTAGAAATCTTTTCTTCCAAGAATTTGTATAGCTCTAAACCTTCGTTTGACTGTAAGAATGAAGCCAACACATAGATGTGGTCTTCCCCAAATGGAACTGTCAATAAACGTTTCTTATTGTCTTTCAAATTATAATAGACATCCTTACCATTTCTAAATGTAAGATATCCTTCTGAGATTGCTTTGAATGCAATATTGTTGATTGATAATGATGGATCATCTAATACCTCCATAAAGTCTTGAGGATAGCGTTTAGCGAATAACATCATGTCTCGTTTAATTTCAGCCGAACTCATTGTATCAACATTTCCGTTTAATACTAATCGAGCAATAGCTTCTAATTTATTGAAGTCATTTTGAGTTAACTCACGAACTGCAATTAATGCATCTATTTCAGAAACCAAGTATTCAACATCTTGTTGAGCATCTCTTTCTGAGTCAAATTCATAAAACTCAGTTCCATTACCTGGATGGTAATGTAAAAACTCCTGAAGAACAGGATTTGTTTTTGGCACAATTAAAACACCATCTTCAAATACGATTGGCTCTAAGATTGCATTTGCATCTTGCTCGTGTTCGAATGGACTTTTTTGATTTCTAGCATATCTTAATGTAAGATTTACACCTTCTTCTTCATCGAAGTAAAGTAATCTTTTTCGCTTTGTATCGCGAGATAAGATAAAATAAGTTAATGGGGCTGAATCACCTTTTAAAAGATAGGTGCGATCTTTCGAATCTAGTTTTACTCTTTTCATTTGATATAATTTAATTTACAATAAAAAATAGAGAGGGACACTGCTGCCCCTCTCTGATTTGTTCTTATTTGAAGATGAAGAAGTTGTTAGCTCCTAATGTACAAAGCGCACGCTCTGACAAGAAGTTAACCTCCATTGCATCTAGGTCACTTGTTTGTGCACCTCCAGCAGATCCAGTCATCCATGTTTTGTAACGACGGTTCTCAGCTTCAGAAGCACGGTAACGAACGTGTAAGAATGGACGTTTTGCGTTTTTACCAAGAACTTGGTCATAAACGTTCATTGTTCCAGCAGGAACTAAAACACCATTTACAGCTCCACCAAGAATACCACCACGAAGTGTAGCATCATTCAAGTATT